TACATCAACCCTTCTTTTAATACTGGGATTAAATGCCCACGGTGTTGGTTAAAATGGCTATCAAAGCGTTCAGACAGGCGGTATAGTTTGCCATCTTGCTCGCATGAGGTATGTTTAAGCACAATATCCTCAAGCTCTTTAATACTTGGGTCGCCTAAATTCGCCAACACGGTAGTTAATACGCTTGCACCGAGCTTTTTATTGTTACCTAATGATGATAAATCGACGGATTGCAATAATTTCATTGCATTTTTGAGTGCAGTCCATGCTGTCATCGCATTAGCTGGCGTCATCGTATAGGTGACATTTTCAATATTGATTTGTTTACTTTCCATTATTGGACACCTTTTTCAAGATTCATCGTCATTTTCTCAAACACAATCGTCCAGGTTGTCGCATTGTGTCCATTCCCACGCACGTAAGGCGCAGGTGTGGTGAAATACCCTTTACTTGCCGTGACAACATCATCATTGATTAAGTCGCGGATAGCGAGAGTCATCGGTAAATAGGTTTTAATACTGGTTTTTTGTTGATTAAACAACTTCGATAAATAGGCGTTATCCTCAGAATGTTGTTTAATTTTTAGGGTTAATTTGCCTGATTGGTCAGGATTTGCGATAAATACGCCTGTGCCATTTGCACCAATAACCATTTGCCCTGCATCAACTTGGTTAGTCGCATTAATCACATCTGAGCCGTCTGCCCAGTCACTAATTTCTTTGCCGTCTAATAACACGACAACTTGTTTTGGATCGAAAACTGCCATAGTTTTTCCTTATATAAAAAAAGCCCCAGATGGGGCCTGTTAGTTTAGTGCGAAGTAGCTTAGTTGTTTTTTTCTACAACCTGATCAATTGCTGCCATAAAGGATAGAAAATTCGCATTTCTAGCTTGACGTCTGAAATAAAGAAGGTCAAAAAGCAACCACAATAATCCACCAAACAAAGTCAACATGGAAAAGAGTTTTAATATTGCGATCCCATATTGTTTTGCCCGGAATCTATCCGCCGCTAACCAACCTAACCAACCGGAATAAATGCCAACATCAGAATCAGGGTAAACCTTAACGCGTTTGAGTACGGCCATTTTTTGAGTAGGTGTTAATGAGTTAAAACGGGGGCGAAGTATATCGCTCTGTTGCTTGGTAAAATTTGGACGTTCTGTTATGTATAAACGACTTAAATGATCAAAAGGAATATTTGGCACACCATCAATCATTTCTACGCCGCTTGCCGCACTATAAATCGGTATTCTGCTAGAAAGGCCTGTTCCAGGTATACCTACATTTAAGTTAGCTCCATTTTTACCAACATTAACCGACAGCCCTTTTGCTCCTATTGTAGTTGAGACTCCTTTCTTGCCCAGATTGATATAGACACCTGGTGCAACTTTAACTCTCTTTCTAAAATTAATTGCCATAAGACCTCCTAAAGGAAAATATGGCAAATAGTATAAATGATAGAAAGTTAAAATTCACATCTTATCGGTTATAGTTCACAATCACATCGCTAGAATGGATTGCGCCCGCTAATTTCACCGCGGTTTGAATTGGGGTTGCACGGCGTTGCTCACGGTCGCTATCAGATAGCGTATCCATTGGTGCCGCCCATACATAGTAACCCTTTTCAAGATAATCGCCTGTCGTCAAGTTACCAAAGCTATCGCCAGCCCATTGACCTGGTGCGAAAGCACCATTGTTTACACCCTCTAAACAAACTTTCTCCACGGCAGCAATTAATACCGCTTGGCCTTTGTCTGTTAATGGGATTTTGGTCGGTGATTTATACAAGCGAGCAAATACCTCTTTTTGCACTGCATCTGTAAACCAGTCTAAGATAACTATTTCATCCGCAAATTTACCGCCCATCACTGTACCTTCAGCAATCATCGCCACATCATCAAAATAGGTGTACACATTGATGCCTAAGCGTTTTGCTTTAGAGAACTCCGTTGCCGTAATTTCATCAGCCGTAATAGTCGGTTGTTGCTTGAATTTAAGCGTTAAGGTTGAATTGTTTGCCGCAAAGTTCGTTGATAATAAACGAGCCAATGCAGAAGATGCTGGGTACATATCGTTTTTATCGAACATCGCTAATGTGTGATCTAAACCTGCATCATATAATTTCTTATAGATGTTATCAGCAGACCATTCAAGATGTTCAACACGAATAACATTCGCACCAAACATTTTGGTATTAGCTTGCGCGTATTTTGCAGCAGATTCCACTTCACCATCAGTAAGCTGTGCAGCAAACGTAAAGCCATACCATGCATTATTCACTTCGGCTACGTTAAATAAAGCCTCTGCAACGGTTTCTTTTTTCAAAGAAATTGATGCCTTACCTACTTTTCGGCTTGCTTGGCCATTTTCTAATTTAAGCAATGAGCCAATATACTCACCGTCACCGCCACCATTAAAGGCGTAATGGATTTCGGTCGCTTTATCTTCTCCTGCGTTGTTAGATGTGATGATAAAACGTTGCCCTACGCTATCGTAAGAAATAGATAAAGATGAGGAAAGTGCGGTCAATTTTGCTTGGATTTTGGTTGCAATCGCATTGAAATCTGATGCATCAGCAAAAGATAGCCCATTTACTTTCTTGGTTTCAGTGCCAATAGTTAATGTAAATCGACCATTTACAACCGCTTTAAAACGCTCTAAATCATCCGATAAGGTTGCACCGCTTAATGTGTTTTTGGTTGCATCAATGGTTGCGGGTTCTTTTTGCCAACGCGCAATAATTAATTGTTTTGCACGAGGGCTTTGAGCAAAAAATGGCTGTGCCGCTTTCGCTGTTTCTGAATTTGTGCCGAACAACTGTTCTACATCACGTTGATTTTCGGCATAAACATAACGCGTAGTCGCATCAGCAAATGCTTGTCCTGCCTCTGGCGTGAACAATGCCACGATACCGAATGATTTACGCGCGGCAGATTTTGGCACAGTATTTAACTGCACATTGACAATCTGCGAGATAGATAATGCCATAAGGCTATCCTCCTATTTGTTGAATTAAATGGTTTGTGCGTTGTTCAACGTTTTCTATCGGTTCTAGAGGTGTATCAACAATGTGATGATGGCTAAATACAACATCAAACTGCCCTCGTTCTTCATAATCCGCCCCAACGGTAGCCGTTAAATTGCGGACATCCGAGAAACGAATCACACCCCAGTGATTTGATTTGAGAAAGGAAAGAAACGCTGAACCTTGGAAAATGGCTTTTAGCTTGTAACACTGCGCAAGGGAATTTCGACCGAAACAAGAGAGACTCACGGTGCTTTGCATTGACTGAATGATACGCTCACGTTTACCGTCAAATTCTCTCGTGGCCTGCCCGATTTCATTACTTGTCATCAAATCCACGGTAATAAAAGCAGGCAAAGGATTTTCAGGGAGCCAGCCACCAATAACGGCACCATTAGGTAACTGTAAAGCCTGTTGAATCCACTTTCGCAGTTTGACTGTGTCTAACGCCGATATTGTTGTGGTATCCATATTTTCCCCAATTTGCTACGGTTTTTATTTTGTAGATTTCCCCCTCATAAATAACCAAATCACCTATTTTTAACGGCTTAATGGTGTAGATTTTTATTGAGGGGATAAATCGCTCACCTTCTGGCAATAACAACACATCATTAGGAGAGACTGGCATGACAATGGCAGTCATGCTTTCATCGGTATAACTCGCCCCAAACCCATCAGATGAATGCTCACCTTGCAGATGTTTCACGGTGACAATTTGGCTAAATTTACTATTCAAAAAGCGTGGATATTGGTTGATTAAACTCATTTAACGATACCTTTTACAGATTGACGCATTTTGCCTGTATCAATCAATGGCTTGCTAGAGCCTTTTTGTTTAATTGTACTTTTAGCGTTGGCAACCCAGTTGCCACGAGTGATATTTAACTGGACATCACCTTGCGCAACTAGTGCTAGTTGCTCGTAAATCCTCTCAATCTGTAAGCCTTGCTTAAATAATTGCGTGAAAAGTGCGGTGTATTTATCTTGGTTTTCTGATAGCGTTTGGCGCAAGAAAGGGCGCGATGGGATGCGCTCATTACCAAATTCCAATACAGCCGCCAAAGAGGCAAGATTAAAATTCTCAGCCCCCTCGACTGGTTTATCAAACTCAGCAGGAAATCCAACGTAAACCGCTTTGTCTTTATTAGCCCTCAATCGCTCAATTAACGCTTTTGCTTGCGCTAAATCCCCCATAATTTGCACCGCCATTTACGCTACCATTACCCCAATGCCAACCAATTTACGTAATCGCAAATACTCTTGGCCATACGCCGTTAATTGATAATCCGCATCAGTGCCTGTCAGTATTGGCACGGCATAGCTCACAGACAACTCGCCAGCACTTTCACTGGCGAGATTCCGATTTGCTCCGCCGCCACTTTCAGTTGTCCAAAGCGACAAACGTAATAGATGAGCAGTCAATGCCAACACGCCACGTTGGTAGAGTTTTCCCCAACGAGATTTACTCACTTCCATTTCTGCATCCGATAAAAAAAGGTCGATTTTTTCATAATCGACCTCTTTAAACTCAGGATAACGCTCAAGGAATACATCCGTATCAAATGTTGGCATAATGACTCCCTAGTAATCTACGTAAAGTACAGAATTTGGCTCCATAAAGGTTACGCCACCAAATGCCATGCGTAAGCCAGATTCATAAGCTAATAAGCCTTTTTGTTGAGCGGCTAACACAGTTGGCGACATTGGGACATCAAAGATAACGTGCTCTTTGCTGTTTACATAAACCATTGCACGAGTTTTGCCGTTTGTGACACGTGTGCCAAAGTTTGACGGCAAGGCTTTAATTGCCACTTCACGACCTGCAGCCGCAGATAAGCTCTTAGTCAAGAACTCTAATGCAGTTGTGTCAGTATTATTGCGTTGAGTTAACGCCAAGTGCGCTAAATCAAGCGAATCAATCGCAAAGGTGTTTGGCGCTTCAATGCGTTTGGTTTTTTCCATACCTTGCAGGAAAATTTCTTTGAAGAATGCCACCGCTTTATCAAAGTCCATCGCTTGTACTTTTGTGTTTGCAGCAGTGCCTTTGATGTTGTACACCTCAACAGATTTGTTGTTTAGCAAACCAGTTAAGCGAGTATCTTTGGCATGACCCAAGAATGCCACTTTTTGCAGGGTTTGTTGTGCGTTTTTGTTTAACGCCATAATTTTGGCGGTATCTAACGCTAATCCTAATAATTTACCCTGTTCAAGCTCTGGTGTTGTCCATGTTACCGATTTAGCCCATGGCACAATGTAAGAGCGGGTTGGCGTAAAGCCGACTTCTACTTGGTCTAATGTGCTTGTACTAGTGGTAATTAAACCATCATCAAGTGAGCCGTGCTCATCTGCACCATAGTGTAGCTTTTCTGTAATGCCTACTGCTGCTTGTTGGTCAACATAGACAAATTGCGGGAACACAATTTCAGGATATTTGGTTTCTGAAATTTCTTTGCTTACAGCCGTTAAGCC